TTGTTCGTCACGACAGTTGATGTAAACCAAGTCATCGCGATTGTGAACGAATGCGCCTACACCAAACGTAATGATACGCTTGGACGTAAAGTCTTTGACTGTGATGAGGAGAACTTCCTCGTTGGCGGTGGCAATGGATGGGAATCCAGACTCGACCTTGGTCTCGATGTCAATCGTGTAGACCTTGATCAATTCCATATCCCAGTTCACATCGCCTTCATAGGTGTCACTGATATATTGATAAGCGTAGTTGGTGTTACCGAATACTGAGAAACCTTGTACATCGTCGTACCGTTTAACGAACTCTCGAGTATCGCGGATAGATCCAGGCTTCACTTCATCAACATACAAGCCATCCAAAGTCTGCCATTTGGTAGGAGACTTTGCAGTGACGTATAAGGTTGGATAGAAATCTAGTTTGCGACTATAGGCACGACCCTTGTCGTAGCCTCGAACTAAAATCTTGTCACCCACTGGGTGAACACTTGTGTAAAATTCCATTAAGCAGGTTTTCCATACATTAGCATCATTGCGTCGAGTGCACAGTCATGCACTGGGTGATGCTTAATCACTTGGGCGCGAGAGAATTCAGGATGCTCAACGCTGCAGTATCCATTAGACGAACCGTATAAAATATCAACTGCGGTTCGCACGTCACGCCATTGTGCGTAGCCAGTCAGTTCGAGCATGCCACATTTGGTGGACAGAGAATCAATTGCCAACTGGTCGAGTGAACCCCTAGCCCACATGGTCTGCTTTTGAGCGTTGGGGTATTTGTTCATATAGTTATGAAGTTCTGTGATGGCTTCTTCAGCAGTCAAGTCGAAGCCAGAAGGATCCAACGATACCTTCCTCACATATTCATGTTGGTTTTGCCACCACTCGAGAGTCGAGAGTGTGACTGTGCGACCAAGTCGATTGGCTTGGTCTTTCGCTTTGATTTTAACGAAGCATGCGTCATCAAGCAACTTCTGGTAGCTTGGTTTTTCGGCTGGGTCGAAATGGATTAACGCTGCCGAAAGAACGACAGCGTTAGATTCCACACCCAATGTTTCCACATCAAATATGAACATAGTCAATTTCCATAAAGTTAGTATCGTGGTGCATCAATTCCATAGTTGTACCTTCGATGTCATCGACTTCTTTTTGGAACGAAGCAAACACACCAGCCGTATAACCACCCATACCATAAACATTCTTATGGCAACGATACACGCTACCACTCGAACCAGTGAACAGATATGTCTGTCCGTCTTCTTCAATCTTTGTAATACCGCTGTTCAACTTCCAGCTGTCACCCTTCGCAAAACCACCATAGAATGTAGCAAGGATTTTATAAATCACTTCACCCTTGTAGTTGAACTTCAACATGACCCACTTGTCTGGGTTATACTCACTCATTTTATATCCTTACTAGAATCTGCTTCTGTTTTGTCATCGCGAATCTCAAGAACGATTGGGAGGAACAAAGATTCTTCTCCAGCTTTATTCTTGATTCTCATATTATACTTGATCGCGGCGATTTTGTCAACTATATTTTCACCCCAAAGAGCCTTGCGTTGGTCGTCGCTGAAACCAGATCCAGCACGAACCTTAATAACAGCATCAGAAGATTCCAAGAGAATTGCACCAAGCATACCTGCATACTTGCCTGTACCTTCTTCAACTCCAACAATCTTCAAGTCACATTCCAACTCACCTTTGAATTTGATTTGACCTTTGGATCGTTTGTTTTCCCAGATACCATTCTTGTCTTTGAGAATGATACCTTCTTGACCATCAGCCAAGAACTTCTCGAAGATTACATTGGCTGCTTCGATGTTCTCAACACTGACGCTGTAGACCAAACCAACTTTCTCTGGTTCATGTTTAGCCAGAAGAGTAGCCAAAGAATCGTAGCGTTTGCTGTATGCAACAGGACACTCACCATCAACAAAGTACATGTAAGGGATAACGTCCCATACAGTGGCGTGAACCTTCGCGGCATCAGTAGCAGAGATTGTACCCTTGTTGGCTTTGTTCAGGATGCCATTACCTGTCTGACGATCGAGAATCTTTCCATTCTCTTTGACAAGCAACTCACCATCGAAGACGCAGTCCACGTCACCTGCCATTGCGATGAAGTCAGCGTCGAGGTTTCCCAGCAGTTGAATTTCTTTGCCATTGCGTGAACGATACTCCACTTTGCCATCCCGAACGATGGCGTTGAATCGCATCCCGTCCATCTTCAGTTGTACGAAGGCTGGGAACTTGATTTTGTCCACGAGTTTCTGCTCGAACGGGCTGCACAACATTACTGGATATTCTAGCACCAAGCCAGTCCACACTGCGTTTGCTGTACTTACTTGTACTCCACATTTTAAATCTTTCTGAATGATACGTTCGATGACCTTAGCGTCATCAGGGTTCACGGCTTCGAGAATGCGTGTAAGGTGATCAATTGCGGCGTGACCTGTGACGATGCGTTCACGAAGGTCATAAAGGGCTGGCAACATAGATGCCAAAGATGCCGCATGGTCTGTAGTGTTTGGAGTGTAAGCTGGAATCTTACGGATATAGAATTGAGTGAACGGATCCAGTGCCAACCGAATAACTTCACGCAGGGTTGTATCGTTGCGGTTATTCTCAAGTTGTTGGATCTTGTAGTTGCGTCCAGAGTTAGACGCAAGTTCATTCAGGAATGCATTAATGTTCATTTACGTTTCAATTCTTTAAAGGTTCTGCGACGGGTATCGAAACCGATGGGCTTCTTAAACTTTGTAGTCTTGCCAGTGTTCACGTTGTAGAACGCGACCATCTTAGACTTGTCGTCAGTCAGGTAGTAGATGTGGTTAGGGCAATCAACTGCCCAGTCTTTAGTCGTTTCCTGAAATACACGCATCACAGAGACTTAGTAGGGAAACCCATTGCGAAACCAGAAGTGCCAGTTGAACCAGACTTGGTAGTCTTACCTGACATCTTTTGCTTCGGAGCCTTGCGTGCTTTCACGACTTCAACTTGACCACCACGAGCAAGGAATTGCTGGAGTGCGTCAGAGGTTTCTTGGCGGACTTGAGATTTGGTTTTGTAGATAGTTGCTTGCATGATATTTTCCTCTTTCAAATTAAACAAAGTCGAACACAGCTTCATTGTCAACACGGCTCAGGATGATACCGCAGTCGAGAGTTTCCAGCAGGATCGTTTCGAGACGAACAGCTTCACGAGGGGTGCACTCTACGAAAAGAGTACCGTTGAAGAACTCAGCATTGGTATCCATCTCGTTAGACACCACAGACAAAACGCTAGACTCGAAACTCATTTGGAACCCTTTCTCAATCACAATAGAGTTATTATACAGCAGTGATGGATGAAAGGCAACAACTATTTTGTAATCCCCTACAGACTTGAGGGGATTGTAAACCCTTGTAGATACAAGCAAAAAAGCCTCCGCTAAGGGAGGCTAGTAGGGGCTTTGCAGGGAGTTAGGGCATCTGCAAACCAGCGAGAGCAGAGGCTGGAGCGATCTGGATACCAGAACCGAAGATTCGATTGTACTCGTTCTTCATTTGTTGCTCTGGGCTTGCTTCAGCGGCGATAGCGCTGCTGTTCAAGAAGATTTTGCCTTCTGCGTATGGCATGTATGGAGCAAGTCCAACGCCTACACCTTGTGCAGTTTGTTGCATCATGATGTTCGCTGGCTTCTCTAAGAAGTAACCAGCCTCAGAACCACTTGACACTTCACTGATGATTTCCTCACCATTGATCAGTCTAAAAACTTTAATATCACTCATCGTTATTCCTCTATAAGTTTTTCAATAAAATCAGCTGCATGATGTTGGCTGAAGAAATAACGTATCATTAAGTTCTCCACATCAAAACAGTTCATAGCTATTACCATAATTTGTTTATTCTTGAAGACGGACACCTTCAATATCCATTCGCCTCTGCGAACAGTGACGAAGGATAAAAGATTGGGCGTCAGTCTTGCTTTGTTCATACCTAGTATTTAGGTATTACGTCTCCAATAAAAGTCAAAAACTCTATATTGATTTTTCAACAGCATATCATAGACTGCCATACGATCAACGTAGGCATCTTCGACATATGTCATTGGAGTTGGTGGTTCGATTTGAACCAATGCGTCTGTCTCGCCACCAGAACTAACCACAGTCATATCGTTTTTCTTAGCGATGTGACGCATGACTTGGTTCTCAGTTAGACAGTGCATGAAGACCTGCGTGATACCTTTCGTGCGCAACCAAGTGACGGCTCTATCAAACATGGACTGGGCTAGACCTTGTCCACGAAATTCAGAGTCAACAGAACAACCAAGTTCTGACTCACCATTGTACACAGCAGCGTGACAGGCAGCAGCTAAACGACCATCAATACAATCAACACCAAACCACTGAGAGTCTTCGTCGAATGAATTGTTGACGTACATAGCGATACCATCGTCGCTAATACCAGCACCAAACCTCAACCTACGATCTTCTCCTTGAAGAGACTGTAGATGAGCAATTATCTTTGGCGCATCGAGCACATGTAGTTTTCTTGCGATCATAATACTGAAGGGGAGTTTCCTCCCCTGTTGCTTAGTCGTTCAAGAAAGTCTTGTCGCCCTTAGCCTTGACAGGAACCTTCACAGGCTTCTTAGCTTCTGGGATTAGACGCTCAAGTGCGATCTTCAAGATGCCATTCAAGAGTTCAGCGTTCTCGACTTTGTACTCGTCACCGATAGCCCATGTACGAGTGAACGCACGTGTAGCAATACCATTGAAGATGTAGTCGTTCGGCTTCTCTGAGTTAGAGTTACCACGAACAGTCAACTTACCACCATCGAGTTCTACGTCGATCTCGTGTGTAGCAAAACCTGCCACAGCAATCTCGATTGTGTAGTTCTTGTCGTCGATTTTACGGACGTTGAATGGAGGGTAGTTGGGGATATTCTTTGTGATGTCATCGTGGAATTGTTGCATCTTAGCAACTTGTCCGTCAAAGTCCAAGAAGAACTTGTCGAATTCCTTGAATGTATCTTTAGCAAAGAACGAAGGGATGAATGGTTTTGTAGTCATAGTTTTCTCCTATTAAGCGAGGTTAATTAAATTGCCACCCGAAGCATGGCAGTGCTGGTTACTTTATCCAGCGCACATTGACGAAGTGCAGTGAAATCTCTCGGACGCCTTATACCGTAGCATCAAACAGCCCTAAGGTGGGTTCTTTTTATTTAGTAGTCGTCGGCTTCTTACCGATGTTATACTTGGCAACCAATTCCCATTGATCTTTCTCTTTGAAAGACACAACCTTAATCTGGGACAAGGATGCTTTTTGTTCAGCTTTCGCAGGAACTACGATCTTCAGCAACTCCCAGTCTTGCAACAGAGAGGCGATAGCGTTACGGCGTTCAACGTCACCTGAAGTGATATTGGATTCCTTGCCATCGAGAGCGAATAGTTC